AAATCATCACGGTAATGAAAAATTGTTTTTGGCTTAATTGTGAATGTTTTCTCAACCCCGGATATCTGACGTTCTGGTGTAATAACACCAAACCGGAAATGGCAGTCCTCCGCCAGTACAGCGGAATGATCGGGCAGCATGGATGTCACAACGCGCGGCATCATCCCACGCATCGTGGTGATATCGATATAAGGCATAGAAATTCCTTTGACTGCTTCAGGATTAAAAATCAGGGGATTTATGGTGGAATTCGCTAAAATCGCGATCGGAATCACTGCAACAGAGTGTTGCTATGATATTCTGGACAAGAAGTAACAACTCACTAATTGTTATCAAACGTCTTTCTTCTGGTCGGGGAGCATGTTGCTCCCCTTTCTTTATTGCATCATTACGGCAGCCACTGCACAGAGCGTCACCACTGCACCCAGCCACACAAAAAGCATGAAACACATCGCTCCTGCTGTGTAGCGCTTCTTTACGTATTTCAGATTTGCCTGTTTCATGACAATTTACCTGATTGCTCTTCAGTACCGGATAACAATACGGCTATGCCAGTCCCACCAGGTGCTTCACACTCCTGTACCTCAGGCCATTTTTACCAAGCCCCAGATACAGAAAGGTGTTCACCGTCTTCGTATTTATCCCCATTTCACGCGCAAGATGACACGGCTTTGACTCACGGTACACATAACCAAACATCACCACCATCTCGGACATCGTCAGAGGACGCGCATACGTGTTCTGCACCCAGTCACCGTTACGGATTTTCCTGTATGTATCCAGACGCCCCGTCATCTCCTCCGCATCCAGCTGAAGATAACGGCGTCCCTGAAACATACAGCGCATCAGCCTGCCAAGCAGCGCATCACAGATAATCACCCATGATTCATTATTCTCCGGTGTGTGCTTCCTGTTCTCCGGCATAAAAAATTCCCGGGCCAGTATGACACTGTACCCCTCAAGCATCTGTTGCAGGCCGTACTCCAGATAACGGTTGCGGGTCGCCAGAATCACCTTCATCGCATCTCCTCACTGTCTCTGAACACATGAAAAAAACGGCAGGCCAAAATCCCGCACCTGCCGTCATGCTTCATGTCACTGTCAGCAATTAAAACTCGAAGTTAACGCCCACGTTGTAAGAAACGTCACCGTCGCTTGCTGCAATACCCGCTTTCGCTGCGGTCTGCTCATTGAAACGGTAGCCCACACCGACAGCAACGGCCTGTTTGTCACTGTAACCACCCAGGGCTGCCGTGGCGTTGAATTTGCCCACACTGTACGGCTGGAACAGACCGGCAAGTGCTGCGCTCTGTGCCGCTGCGCGTTTCATCTCTTCGTGGTTTTCACGAATCTGGCGTTGATGGTCATTCAGACGTGCATTGTGCTCCTGCAGCTGGCGGCTGTTTGACTGAATCGCTTTTCTGTTGGTTGCAATGTCCTGGCTGTTAGTTCTTACAGATTTATCAAGGTCAACCACCGCTTCATTTACGCGTTTGGTTGTCTGCGTGTTACGGGCTGTGGTCAGGGAACCGTCTTCTGCCACACGAACGGTGGTATCCTCAACAACTTCAGCCACAACATCCTTCACGCCATAGCGCTCACCTGTACCGGCGGTCTCATCCAGTGTAATGTTGCCGTCAGCGTCCATTGCAAAAGTGGTGTCTTTATTCAGTTGGTCGATATCCGAATCAATTCGGTTGAATTCTTTTAAGACTGCACCACCATCTTTAGCTACAGTCAGTGCAGCTTCGGAACTCATACCATTGCTGACAGCCTGGTTATAATCGGCTGCGGTTTTGGAGGTAATAACTTTGGAAACTGCATCAACGTTTGCTTTGATGCTTTCAATATCAGTTACGGTAAGAGTATCAATGTTATCTAACTTGAAAGAAGGGACATTAATGCTATACCGATGCATTTCTCCAATTATTTGTGCAACAGCTTGCCTCTGTCCCACTGCCGATGGATTTTCCTTCAGAAAAAGCTCCATCGCAGATTTGATTTCCGCATTATTTACTGTGCTTACACTTCCTGTAGTTGTATTTATCGCTCCCAAAAACTGTCTACCTGCTTTAACATCATATACTTCAGCAACCTCACCATTCTTATACAACTTAACTTGATATTGCGTTCCATCACCGACATTAATAACTTCAGGCTCCGCAGCCATAGCCCCAGAACTCACCAGCATCAGTCCGGCAACAGCAGAAGAAAGAATTGTCTTAGAGAATTTTTTGCTCATCTGGTATACCCTATGAAATGATTTGTATACAAACAGAGCAACGCGTGTCAGAATACATTAAAAATACTGACACTTCGTTGCCTTTCATAAGGGTATTCCGAATAGTTCCGTAAAAATTAATATAAAACTATTAGGATTTTTCTTACTATAGCATGGGCGTTTTCAGCCACATTCTCAGAAACAGCATCCCGGAACGCATTGCGCTGTTACTCCCCGCCAGAATCCATCATTTTGTTATCTCCCGTTACAGTTCTGTTTTTGATATGCGTCACATAACGCCCGGCAACCAACCTGTAAAAATTTTTTATTAATGCATTTTGCTGTTTTTTTATCCCGTTGTGTTATCTGCCTGACTACCCGTAATGATAATTTGCAGTTCTGAGACAAATTTCATGTTCTGCTGCCGTGCCATACGGTAATATTCTTTTAATGAATGATAACTATAAACAGCATGCTACTCAGATATCAGGGGTGCATCCGCTCCCCTTCTTTTTATTTCCAGTCCACCCTGTATGCCAGTATCTCATCCGCACTGGTCAGCTTTTCCAGCTCCTTCTTCATGGTGCGCTGCCGGACGTGGATTTCCATCCCTTTGGTGAACATCGCCTGCTCTGCCGCTTCACTCAGTGCTATAAGCTCTTCTGCTGTCACCGGCACATCATTGTTTTCCGCATCCGTCCAGAAAAACGCCTCCGGCAGTTTCCCCGCTTTCGCTGCCGCCACCGACGGCTCAAGACGCGTCTGCGTTGACTTCCCGTAGTCCCATTTACGCCCATTGTGCTCAAACGTGTAGTTCGCCGCTTCCATCTCATTACGCCAGGCGTTAATTTCATCGCCCTTCATCCCGCGCGCTTTCTCCGCGGTCAGCAGGTCCGTGATTTTCTCCCCGTCAAAACCCCAGCGCCCCGAGATGTCAGCTTTGCGGTTTTCTTCCGTATCAGCAACCTCTGCCACACTCTGGTTTACCGGCCACAGCATAGAGACATCCTTACTTATGCTGGTGATTATACCGTTACTGTCATAAACCAGCTTCAGCGTGTCTGCCGCGAATAATGACTGGCTTTCGTACCAGTCCCTACCGTCTACTGATTTCAGGTACATCGCACCCGGCACGTCAGATTTTTCAGGGGTGTATAGCTTAAAACTCTTAATAATCATCAACGTCCACTCATTTAAATAAAACTGTGATTTCAGTGCCTCATCTTTTTTCTTTTCACAAAAAAAGCGTTGTGAGATCAAAGAAACCAGACATGTGCATGCACTAATATTCCCTGCGCTGACTTATGTCATGATAATAATAACTGACAGTGTGGTATCATTGTCTGGTCTGTATGTTTACCGGGGAGTAACGCCCTGCTCCCCGGTTTTTTATGCGCAATATAACAAGTATGCAGAGCTGCCAGTTACCTGCGCTGAAAAGAACAACAGCTCACACTTCCCCTATACCGACTGAGCGCCAGCTTCCATCACCAAAAGTCATTTGCAAGGGTCTGTAGTAGATTTCATCTATACGGCTCTTGTCTGGCATGTTTGTTCCCGCAATTCCCGTAAGCACACAGCCATCCATTGAGCGTAGGCTCAAGTTGCTATAGCCACTATATGGACGGTACACCATCTCATTTCCCAGACGAATGCCTTTTACTGTGCTGTTTCCTGCGTCGCCTGCTGGCCCCGGAGGCCCCATCGGTCCCGGTTCACCACGCTCACCTTTCGGCCCGGCAGGGCCCCGTTCACCGGCGGGTCCTCGGGGACCGGCAGGCCCTGCAGGTCCTGCATCACCTTTAGCGCCCGCTGCACCTGCCGGGCCGACAGGACCAGCTACCCCCCGAGGCCCCTGAGGTCCCCGCTCTCCCGCCGGTCCCTGTGGGCCTGTAGGTCCTGGCTCGCCCCTGTCACCTTTAAGTCCCTGTGGACCGGGCTGCCCCTGAGGACCAGCAGGTCCGGGTTTTCCGGTTTCACCTTTCGCTCCCGGTTCGCCTGCCGGACCTCTCTCTCCGGCAGGACCCGGTGGTCCCTGTAATCCCTGTGGCCCTCGCTCACCGGGTTCACCTTTTTCACCGGCAGGGCCAGCAGGTCCGGTATCACCCTTTGGTCCCGGTGGGCCGCCGGGGTCCCCGGGGTCTCCTTTTTCACCTCTGGCTCCGGTTTCACCTCGCGGGCCCGCAGGACCGGCAGGCCCCTGAATACCGCGCTCTCCTTGTGGCCCAACAGGTCCTGTTGCTCCGGCTGGCCCCTGTGCACCCTGTGGCCCCGTCTCACCACGAGGACCAGCAGGCCCCGTTGCCCCCGTCGGGCCTGCCGGTCCCTGTGCGCCCTGTGCTCCACGTTCTCCGGTTTCACCTTTCAGCCCCTGTAATCCCTGTGGTCCACGCTCCCCCTGCTCGCCTTTCTCACCCCGCGGACCTGCCGGGCCGACACTACCCTGAGGACCTCTCTCACCGCGCTCTCCTTTCGGACCCTGAGGACCTCTCTGACCCGGCTCACCTTTTTCACCCCGGGGGCCGGTATCACCTTTGGGCCCCTGGTCGCCCTGAGGTCCCCGCGCATTCTCAGCCATGCGCCGGGCTTCCTCTGCACTGACCGTTGCAGCCTCCGCACGCTCAAGAATGTCTCCGGCTGCCTGCTGAGCCACCCGGGCTGTTTCAGCATGTTGTTTTGCATTTTTCGCGTCTGCTGCCGCTGCCTTTTCAGACTCGCCTGCCCGGGTCGCTGCTTCTGCAGCTTCACTGGCTTTTTGTCCGGCTTCAGCCGCCCTGCTGGTTGCCGTCTTTGCACTGTCAGATGCACTCTTCGCACTGGCTGCTGCACTTTCTTTTGACTGTGTGGCCTGAGTGTTTTTTGTCGCCGTGTCTTCATTCAGGCGACGAATAGTGGCAAGGTCATCAGCCACATTATTCTGTATCTGCCGGAAATCTGTCAGCAGCTCTCCGGGTATGCTCACCTCAACAAGACTGCGGCGTAACAGCATATTGAGCGTCACCGTACTTTCGGTCCCCTCAATACGCACACGTCCGTAGACAGCTGTCTTCCCTTTCACCGTCACCGAAACCGCATACTCCCCCGGATCCATCGTCATTCCGTAATATCCACCTTCACGGGTCACTGCCGACGCACTGGTGCCGCTGAGCGCATCCGGTGAAACTGTCAGCGCCGTCAGGGTAATATTTGCTCCTGATATCGCCTCACCATCAGGAGATTTCAGCGTCCCCGAAACAACAACACTCACACTCCACCTCCGTTAAACACTTTGTTACGGGCAGACAATGCACTGTCTGCCCCCTGTTTGATCCCAAGTTGCTCAACAAAACTCTGATAATGCTGCGCAGCCAGCCCCGATTCTGCACCACCGGCAGCATCCTTACTGAAAGCACGAAACAACATCCAGTCCACCAGTGGGTTAACATAAGCCTCTTCCAGTGGAACTGGCGTATCATCGTCCTGCGTCAGAACATACACTGCCTCCGGTATCCGGCTTACCACTGCATCAATACTTATCTCTTTGTCAGGGACAGGAAACAGCCAGAATACGCGCGGGGACAGGTCGTTGCTGATAAAGCATTCCGGTTTTCCCCTCAGCATGTGCCAGTCGGGATACTGTGCATCAAGCACCTCCCGGGATACTGGTTTAATCGCACTGCCATCGCTGAGGCATATCACGTCAAGAAGCTGTATTGCGCCATCAGGTAAAGTCTGGCGTGCGCCAGGGACACAACTGAGCGTTTCCAGGCTTGCGCCTGCATCCGGCCTTGCCAGAATCACCGCCCGCACAGCATCATTGTAATAATCACACAGCTCAGCCAGAGGCCAGCGCACCATCATCGGGTCAACCAGTTGCGTGTTCACTCGTCCGATGATTTCAGTAATCGTCGTCATCAGTAAAACCTTTGTCTGCGGACAGGATTGCGGTATGAGGAGTACGGACTTGTCGCCAGTGTATGACGATATGCCCGACGGATACCCTCAGAAAACTGCACAGAAAAATACTGTGCGCGTAACGGATCTGACCATGAAACACCAGTCTGCATGAACAACCGCTCAAGTGCCCCCGCAGCCACTTCTTCAGGCCATGTGAGGAGTTCATCCGGTATCTGGCTGCGTCCGGCTTTCGGAGCGACGGCATAAAGCACGCTCACCTCACCGGGAGAACAGGCAAATCGCAGGGAGCGTCCGGAGCTGATATCCACATCCCGACCGACAAAAAGCTCATGATTATCGTCAGAGATACGGATGATATGAACGCACTCCTCATCATCTTTGTCATACGGAAGCACGATTTCTTTTCCTGCTACTGGTACAACAGTAACCTCCCGACGGCACACCAACGACTGGCGGCTGAATGCCACGGCAGCCATTGACAGAGCATCCGTCATCATAATGTTCAGTGGACCGCTGATATGACGACGGACATACGGTAAAAAATCACTCAGTTCCGCCATGCTGTTCAGTCTCCGCAACACGACGGCGAAATGCCTCACGCACCCGGATACGGAATGCCTCAGCCGTTTCTTTCGGGTCTTTGTGAATATCCAGCTCTTCTGCCTCACACAGCGTCGCCAGCCGTGCTGAGGTGAGCTTACTTAAATCCACCTCCTGCCCGTTAACAGAAACAACAAAACTGTTCTCCGCTTCTGCCCGCGCAGCAAGCACTCTTTCCTGCGCCTGCTGTGCCTGCCGCAACTGCTCATTCTGTTGTTGCTTTTTCAGAACATCATCAAGCTCTTCATGACGAACCCAGACATCCGGAAACCCCAGCAGTTGCCAGGCCATCGCACTGTCAACATGCACCGGCTCAAGACGTGGGAACAATGTGCGGCTTCCGGTAATGGTGTCCTTTTTCACGGTTTTTGGGCCGATATAGACAACGGCAATTTTCTCACTCATATAATTCCCCGGATAAAAAGCCCGCATGACGCGGGCCGGAAGGTTTTAATCAGTATCCCACCACGGTATAACGCAGCAGAACATTCAGGGTGCCGGTTGCAGCGGCAGTCTTAATGGTGACAGTAACCAGCTCCCCGTCACGCTGTGTGGTGTACGGCTCCACTGGCACATATCTGGCAAATTTTGCAGAAACAGCTTCGCTGTTATCGATGAGAACATGCTCACCGGACTTAATGCTGACGGTTGCAGTACCCAGACCACCCGTTGAAACCAGCTGGAGTGAGTTGATACGGATGCCCACTGGCAGTGAGAGAAGATGAATAACACTGTCCGCTTCCGCAGCATTCACCGTAAATACGCCTTCTGCCACCGACTCATTACCGTGCGTACCCGTATAGACCCGTTCACTCAGTGACGGGGCAAGGATAGTCTTTGCCATAATTAATGACTCCTGAAAAAGCCGGGCGAAAACCCGGCATGGGGAAAGGAAAAAATCAGAGCTTCACTGCTGTATCAACGGCAATCACGCCGTGATCCTGCATCTTGCCGCTCTTCTCGGGGAAACGGATTTTTTTCAGACCGTTGATCCAGCTGATTGCTATCTCAGTACGGTTATCCATATCCGTTTTCTTCTCAACCATGTTGAAGTGACCGCCCGCCTTCTGACCGTAAGCATTTGCCAGCGCCTGAGCCCCCAGTAACATGGCGCGGTCAATATTGGTTGCAGCAGCGACCTCTTTCGTGGTTGCCGTCAGGTTATTCTCTGATACCAGAACCTTTGACCCCTGATAGAAACGGATCGGCATACCCGCATACTTACGAACCAGGATATTGCGCCACATTGCACATTCACCTTTGAACAGCGGATGATTAAAACCTTTTGCACGGTTCACGGCACGAACCATCATCTGGTTCCAGTCCTTACCGGACGTCGAGGTGTACCAGTCATTCCACTGACGCGGCGTGACGTACAGGACGTAATATGGATCTTCTCCGTGAAGTTCATCACCGGACAGACGAACCGGCTGTAATGGATGCGCCATTTCGTCAATGAACAGGGAGAGATTGTCCACCAGGCCAATAGAAAAAATATCTGCCGCTTCAATCTGCTCAAAGCTTGTCGCATCACCGCCAAAAAAGTGACGGTCATGTGTCGGAGGCAGTACATCGTTGATCATGATTTTTTTGAATTCAGGGTGCTCCGCTGTCGGCAGAATAGTGTCGTCAGCAACAAAATCACCACGAGCTCCAGCAAGATGCACTATCGCACACTGGTCCTGCAGGTCATTAAAGTACGTCCCCAGAAGCGTTCTGGCAGAGGATGCCAGGTTAAACTTCGTGCGCTGCTGACTCATACGTCCGCCTGCATCCACCAGGTGACGTCCCTGATTGATTTTCAGGGAGAAGTCAGCATGGCTGAGATCCTCACCACGACCTTCAACACGCTCATCTCCCATCGTCGGACGTTTTGAGAGTTTGTGCATGATGCTGAAGGTCACTTCATCACCGGCCTGTTTGTTAAGGTCTGTGATACGGACAACCGGCGCACCTGCGCTGGTCTGCTTCGTGCTTTTCTTGTCCGGCGAAACCGCTTTTGGCGCTTCCTGCTGTTCAGTAAGGATATTAACCATCGAGCGGTTGCGGTTGGCAGCAGTAAAAAGCGCCACCTGATACAGCTTATTCGCCTGGGCTGATGTTACAGTCGTCATTACTTCAGTACTCCTTCAGTAAGTTACCCGAGCTTCTCCAGAAGTGCGTCTATTTCAGCATTCGTCATACCACGCATAATCGCCTCAGCCTCTGAATGAGAAGCACCAAGTAACCGTTCAAAATTATCACCGATTCCGACGGAGGCCGTGGTGCCTAAATCTGACGGGGAAGCAGGTACTGCCTGCTCCTGTTCAGCGGTCTTCACTTTCTCTTCCGCCGTTTTCCGGATATCCGTTTTGTCTGCCTGGTTGTCAGCAGACGACTCACTGACTTCACCGAAAGCAACCTGCGTACGACGGGCCACTTCAGCGAAACGTTCAGTGAGCGTTTTGTCTTTCCATGCGGGGTCATTCTGGAGCTTCCCGTCGATGGATACAGCAACCGAGAAGCGATCCGGATCGGACTCCTGCCACGTTTTCAGCACCGGCACGGCATTCATCGCATCAAGAACCGGTGATAAATCCTCACCACCATTACCTTCTGCCTGCTGTGTTGATTGCTGAACACGGGACTGGAGATAGTTATTTTTACGGATGAGCGAAGCCACCGCGTCACCAATTTCCGGATACATCTCCCTGATACGGGCAATCTGCTCATCAGAAATTTTTTCGTTTTCCGGTAACGGTGTGGGCTTCATACCGGCCTGGTGGATCTGAGACGTCAGTAGTTCCACCCTGCGTTTTTCTTCAGCTATCTGCCCACGAAGAAGTGCGGCTTCCTGTTCGGCCCGTTGCTTACCGGAACGTTCAGCCTCAAGGACTTCATAGGGAATGACGTGTTTACCGTCGCGGGTGAGCACCCCCTTCGCTTCCGGCTCCTTCACGTCCTGCGTCTGCTCCACACTGGCATCCGGCGTCGGTGCCACATTGTTATCGCCCGTCTGAGTCTGTGCTTCCTCATCCGCATGTTTTTCCGTGGTATCTTCCGTCACGACGTCCTGTGCGTGACTGTCAATATCCACATCCCCAAGTCCTTCCAGCATTTTTTCCAGTTGTTCCGGGGTTTCTTCACCCGTAAATTCAAAATCCATAAATAACTCCGCATGGTCTGTTTATCGGACAGATCCGAATGGTTGAGTAAATAAGGCTTATCGCTGCCCCCGCGAATAAGCGCACCGCTCCCGGAACGCTTACCTCCGGAAACAAAAAACCCCGTACGATGACGGGGTTCAGTTGAAGCCAGAGTTTTCAGAGCGACATTTCATTCATCCGCTGTTGTAACGTATACAGCATCTGTTGCTGAAGAACGTCCTGCTCCTGTTCCATATTCTGTACGCCGGTAATGATTTCTGCCGTATGTGCCTGGTTAAGCGCATCCACATAACGCTGCCCCTGTGTCAGGGCGACTTCCCGCTGTGCACTGGCATTATCCCGTTGTGCAGCTGCATGTGCCCTGGCGGCGTCAGCTTCCAGTTTTGCCACTCTGCCAGCCATCTCGCGCATCTGGAGTTCTGCCTGTTGTTGCTGAAGTGCCTGTTGTTGTGCCGCTACTTCCTGTTCTTCCGGCGTCATTTCATCCGGTGATTTTGGCGTCCCCAGCGCAGCACGAATACGCTCAACAAACTCCTGTTTCTGCGGCACATCCAGAAGATTAACCCACAGGTCGAGCACAACAGCCTGCACCTGAGGCGGCAGCCCCTGAATAACCTCTGACATTCTCTGTGCAAGCTGTGCCTTAAACGCCGGTGTCTGCTGAACAGGCGCCAGCGCAATATGTGTATTTAACCTTGAAATATCATTGGTCAGTTCACCATTATCACCTTCAGCATTGAGGACAATGGTCTGGCGACGCTGGCGATCATCGCGATTAATCACCACTGCATGATTACGGCGTTTTTTCAGGTCATCGAGAAGATAAGCCAGCAACAGTCTTCCCACCTGCTGGCAGGCAAACTGGTAGTTATCGTTGATTTCCGCAAGGGTTGTGGCCCCCTGCTCCACCAGGTTACTGATAGCCACGCCTGACGTCGCACCTGAATCCTGCCCGAGAAATGCGGAATACACTCCCATGGTATCCTGGATAAGTTTTTCCGATTCCTGCATGACCTGAAACTGCTGGCTGGCAACCTGAAAATCCTGCTCAACCCGAAAAACATCTGCGACACTTTTCTGATTTTTTCGGGCCGGATTCAGTTTAATAATGCCATCCGGACGTTCGATCTGCTCCATCAGGTCGCTGTCTGACAACTGGGTGGCATCCTCGTCCATAATCACGCGTTTGGCCTGAAGCAGCCAGGTCAGCTTGATACGACGAAAATTCACCTCATCCTGTGCCGGAATGGCGCGGGAAATTAACCCGTATGGCTCCCCGGTTTTATCCTTTCGGTATCCCCAGAAAGGAACCAGCGGAAACATCCCCTGCGGTGCACTACAGGGGCGATCCACAATAAAGTGTGG